GTCTTCTTTAGCATCAGATTTACAATCTAGTTTTGACGAAATGAAATCATCGCGTCAAGAATGGGAAGATGGTTATACTAAAGGTTTAGACTTGCTTGGTTTTAAATATGAAAATAGATCAGAACCATTTCAAGGTGCATCTGGTGCAACCCACCCAGTATTAGCCGAAGCTGTTACCCAGTTTCAAGCTTTAGCTTACAAAGAATTATTACCTGCAGGCGGTCCAGTGCGTACACAAATATTAGGTAGAGTTGATCCACCTAAAGAACAACAAGCGCAACGTGTAAAAGATTTTATGAATCATCAGATTATGAATGTGATGAAAGAATACGAACCTGAGTTTGATCAAATGTTATTTAACTTACCTCTTGCTGGTTCTACTTTTAAAAAAGTTTATTTTGATTCAGTGCTTGGTCGTACTGTTTCTAAGTTTGTACCGGCAGAAGAATTACTAGTGCCTTACAACGCTACTTCATTAGACGACACCGATACAATTATTCACGCCCTACAAATGTCTGAGAATGATGTATTGAAACAACAGATAAGTGGTTTTTATCGTGATGTTGATTTAACTGAACCTGGTGCTAATGATGCTAGTGAAGTTAAAGAAGCTAAAGACAGAATAATAGGTGTGTCTGCTGATAACTATAATGAAATGCATACTATATTAGAGTGTCACGTAGAACTAGATTTAGTAGGCTTTGAAGATAAAGATTTACAAACTAGTGAAGAGACTGGTTTAAAACTTCCATACATTGTTACTATTGATGATGACTCAAGCACCATATTATCTATTAGAAGAAATTATACAAAGGAAGATCAATTAAAAAAACGTAAAGATTATTTTGTACACTTTAAATTTTTACCAGGTTTAGGTTTTTATGGTTTTGGTTTAATCCACATGATTGGTGGCTTGTCAAGAACTGCAACTGCAGCGTTAAGACAATTACTTGATGCCGGAACTTTATCTAACTTACCATCTGGTTTTAAACAACGTGGCATACGTGTTAGAGACGAAGCACAACCACTACAACCGGGCGAGTTCCGTGATGTAGATGCACCTGGAGGTAATTTACGTGATGCTTTTATGCCGTTACCATTTAAAGAACCATCGCAAACATTATTAAGTTTAATGGGTGTGGTAGTACAAGCCGGTCAGCGGTTCGCGAGTATTGCTGATATGCAAGTGGGTGATGGTAATCAATCAGCAGCCGTGGGCACTACTGTGGCGCTCTTGGAACGCGGATCGCGGGTTATGTCTGCTATTCACAAACGTTTGTATCAAGGTATGAAATGTGAATTTATGTTGATGTCTGAAGCTTTTGCAACTTACTTACCACCAGAATATCCTTACGACATTGTCGGTGGTGAAAGACAAATATTTAAACAAGATTTTGACCAACGAATAGATATTATACCTATTGCTGATCCAAATATTTTTTCACAATCACAACGAATCCAGATTGCACAGACCGAATTACAAATGGCAATGTCAAATCCAGACTTACATAACATTTATCATGCCTATCGACACATGTATGAAGCACTTGGAGTTAAAGATGTAGACATTTTATTGCCACCACCGGCACCAATGCAACCAATGGACCCTGCAAGTGAAAATATTTTAGGTTTAGCTGGTAAAAAATTTAAAGCTTTTCCAAAACAAGACCACCAAGCCCACATGCGCGCGCATTTACAGTTTATGGGTACTACTATGGCACGTAATAACCCTAAAGCTTTGATGAAATTGCAAACTAATTGCATGGAACACATAAATTTAATGGCGGGAGAACAAATCGAAGTAGAATTTGCTGAAGAAATAGAACAAATGAAACAAATGGACCAACAAATGCAACAAATGATGCAACAACAAGGTCCACAAGCACAACAAAACCCACAATTTGTGCAAATGCAGAAACAAGCAGAGCAAGTTAAAGTTGGAATGGAAGCTAGAAAGTCACAATTGATTGCTGAGTTTATGGAAGACTATGCAGCAGCAGAACGTGAAGTATTAAATCAAATAGAAAATGATCCATTACTAAAATTAAAAGATAGAGAAATAGATTTAAAAGCTAGGGAAGAACAACGCAAAGAAGAAGAAGGCGAAGACAAATTAAATCTAGAACGAGCTAAAATGTTGCAAAACAGAGACCTTACAGAAACTAAAATTTCAGAAAATGATAAACACCAAAAACTTAGAGCTAGTGTATCATTAGCAAAAAGTGGTATAAGTGGGATGCAAGCAACTATTAAAGAGGGGAACTAATGGCTAAAAAAGATCCAGCAAAAGTCGCAAGAGGACCAGAGGTCAATGGTATTCCACGTCATTTTGGTAAAGGTAAGCATAAAGTTGATCTTGCTTACATAACTGAGCCAGAAGCCGCTTTATTAAAGGCCTTAGATATACACGGCAGTAATCCACCTCATACTGGACCAAGCATTAAAAATATTCCTAACTACAATGATTTTGGCAGAGATCCTGACGGTCCAAAAGGCAGTACTACCGGTGGCGGTGGTGGTGAAGAAAAAAGTTCAGACAGGCAAAGAGATAAAAAAGCGGTAGATAAAGTTAGAGACGATAAAATGGCTGCGGCTGGTTATAATAAAAAGAATTTTAATGTAACCAGTGATCCGATGAGCCAATATCAAAAAATGCCAAATTTTACGCAAGACACTAGTGTACCCAATACCATGTTTGGAACTAATTATGATGTAAATAAAAACCCTGGCCGAGATCCAGGACCAGAAGAGTTTCAAGGTTTCCCTGCATTGTTTTCAGGTATAGCTAAAGACTTTGGTAAATTTATGAATAGCCCTTTAGGTAATGCGATTGGCATGTTTACAAATCCGCTTGGTTATATTGGTGGGCAAGCTTTAAAAAATATATACGGTGCTTATAACGACGAGGACGATGATACGGGTATTATGAGCGCACTTGGTAACACTTACCAGCAATCAACACCTTTTGGTGAGATGTCAACAGCTATAGGTAATCCTTTTAGTGGTGTACCGAATGCAGGTGAATTAAATACCACCACAGAGGTAGGTGATACTTTTAGTATGCCGAAACAAAGTTTTGTAAATAGTTTGTTTACAAATCAAAACTATGGATTATCACCGGAGGCACAAGCAGGGATGCCATCAACTGTTGGTGTGGGACAAAGATTAAATGCAAATGGCACAATAAATACTGGTATGGCTAATGATGCTTTTGAAGATTATAATAATCAATTAGCTGCAAAAAAACAACCAGGCTTTTTTGGTAATTTATTTAGTGGTTTAGATATTCAACCAAATGATCTTGAAGCAGAAAGACTAGCTTTTAGAGCTGATAAGAACAAAGGACCAATAATACCTTTACCAGGTGATCCTAATTATGTAACACCTCTTCCAGACCCACGATATGGAACAGGAGGAACTCCACCACCTATTGGTTTTGGAAGTATTAATCCCCCAGCTAATTATAATTTATTATACGGCGGCGGTTTTGCTAATGGTGGCCAAGTACCACCGATGTCCGGTCCGATGTCCAATGGAATTGGTACTTTATATAAACAAAAATAATCTAGCCATTTAAATAAAAACGTATATAATACAAAAAACTAAACAAGGAGGTCAACATGATCGACATAGTAAAAAATAAAGTTATGGGCATTTGGAATGGTCTAACTGTAAAGAAAAAAATAACCGCAGGTGTAATTGCTGTAATAATAGTAATTGCAATCGTTTCATAAACCATAATGTGGTTATCCCTTTTACCAACAGTATTAAAAACCGGTTCAGCTATATTTGCTAATAAGCAAAAAGCTAAGATACTTATGTCTGATGCTGCTTTACTTCACGCGCAGAAAATGGCAAGTGGTGAAGTTGAGTATCAGGCGTCAGTACGCCAATCCAATGACCAAGGTTATAAAGATGAGTTTGTTTTAATCCTGGTATCAGCGCCAGTATTATTATTGATTTGGTCGGTCTTCTCGGGAGATCCTGAAATTCAATTTAAATTGGACATGTTCTTCGAGAAATTTGGTAGTCTACCTTTTTGGTACCAATCAATTTTTATCGGAGTGGTCGCTTCAATATACGGACTCAAGACAGCTGATATTATGAAGAAGAAGTGAAGTTCCACGAATATTGGGACAATGAGAATAAACTATTAGAACTTTCATATAAAGAATCTATTAGACAGAGGGAGGAACGAAGATGCAAGAAAAAGACACG